GTTCAAAATCTCAACTTAGTCAAACATGATGGTAAGACTAAGGAAGTAGATAAAGAAGAATTAGGTAAACTTTTTGATCTAAGAGTGTTAGATGAAATCTCTATCACTCCGCCACCTGCAAATAACTCAAAGAAAACACTAGATGAGTTGAAAGGTATGATAGACAATATCAATAATCTATCAGACGAACAGAAGTCACAATATATTAATACAGATGATGATACTTCATATTATATCAAACAATATATGTCCAATGAAGACTTACCATTTGATGCAGTAGACATAGAAAAGATTACAGACAGTGCCAGACACATTGGTCGTCAATTCAAAAATGAATTTATGAGACCTAGGCCATATCAACTTGCAAAAGAGTTGAACATGGACATGAAACATTTCAAAACAGATACATCTGATTCACCATCATATCCATCTAATCATGCATTGCAGGCAAGAGCAGTTGCTCAGTATTATGCCAGCATATATCCAGAACACAAGTCACAGTTATTGCAGGCCGCTGAACTGTCAGGACAGGGTAGAGTAGACGCTGGTATACACTACCCTAGTGACAAGATGGCAGGTTATGTACTTGCAGATAAAGCAATGAAATATTTTAAGTATGAAATACTAGAAGATGCTCCAGTGAATGCAACAGGTAGTGCTGTATCAACAGATGTGCCTGTAGTGAGAAAGAAAAAGAAGTATGAACCTGCACAACTTTTTGATCTTCTTAAAAAACACTATAAGTAATACATATGGATAAATTTCTAAACTATCTAGCCCTATTCACATCTATTGGAATTGCAGGTATCGCTGCTTACTTCTCAGTGATCGGTCTTGCAACCATATTCGCAGGTGCATACTTAGGAGTCATAGTCATGGCAGGTGCATTAGAGTTTGGTAAACTTGTAACAGCTGCCTTTCTACATCTAAAATGGGAACGACTAAACTATTTCAAATGGTATCTTGTTACTGCAGTTGTAACACTCATGTTGATCACATCATTGGGCATCTTTGGTTATCTCTCAAAGGCAAACATAGAGACTACACTTGTGGGTGATGGCAACAACCTAGAACTCTCTATCATAGATACAAGAATACAAGGTCAACAATCTAACTTAGACAGACTCAATCAAAGACTTGAGGGTTTAGACTTAGTTGTAACGACAGGTAGACCTCAAGACAGAAACTACATCAATAGACAACAGAGAGACGAGAGAGCAGAGATCAACGAAGAGATTGATCAGATCGTTGCAAACATAGTCAAACTGAACGAAGATAAACTACCCATACAGAGAAGACAACTAGAACAAGATGCAGAGATAGGGCCTATCAAATATGTTGCAGAAGTTATCTATGGTGAGAACATGACAAATGATCTACTAGATAACGCCACAAGGTGGGTGATCTATGCAATCATCTTTGTGTTTGATCCACTTGCAGTTCTACTTCTAGTCACATCTGCAGGTCTTATATCTAATCCGAGACAAGGGCCTAAAAAACCTGCAGTCGTTGAAAATAGATATGTAATTCAAGTGCCAAAAAACAAGGTTTTGGACTTGAATAAAGATAAATAAGTATACTAATTATTTTTAGGAGAAAACATGCCAGATCCAATAGATATATCCGCATATACAGATGAGCAAAAACTTGCCTACTTCCAAGGTGATGGTGCTCCTGTACAACCAGAAGGATATGCAGACATGGCAGCCGATCATCCAGGCAAGATTTCATATGATGAATCTAAAGCCAAAAATGATGCTATAATTGCAGTATATCAATCTGCAGTAGATAACGGCTATCATTCAGCACCTTCTGAATAAAAACCACTTGTAAATCCAGACTAGTCATAGTATAATGAATACATGCTATGGTTAGAACGGAAATTTCTGTCTATGGTCGTATCTTACTTAGATATGGCCAAGTGGAAAAATGATAATACATTAAATCACAGGTGTCCTTATTGTGGTGATTCTAGTAAGAATCATTACAAGGCAAGAGGGTATCACTTTGTTGTTGAACAAAGTTTTGTTTATAAATGTCACAATTGTGGAAAATCAACATCTAGTGTAAACTTTCTAAAAGATAATTTTCCAGTTATACATAAAGAATATCTTAAGGAATGGCTGAAAGAAAGTGGTCGTGGTAAAAAAAGAATACAACGAATGCCAAGTGCAAATGCATTCAAGTTTGTTCCAAAAACAGAAATACTAAATATGTCAGTAGAGAACTTGAAAGCGGTCTGTCATAATGCTTATGATAGAACTGTAAGTAGAAGTTATCTACAAGATAGACATATACCAGACGAGAAGATAAAAGAGTTGTGGTTTGTAGAGAATGCACAAAGTTTATCTTTTCTTCACAAAAAATATAAAGAAAGGGTTCTAGGTAATGATCCTAGAATTGTATTGCCATTTGTTACATCAAATGGGGAATTGATTGGAATCTCAGGTCGTGCAATCAACGATTCGCCTTTGAGATATTTAACCATGAGATTTCGGGATGATGTTCCACTCATCTTCAACATTGAAAAAGTGGATAAATCAAAAACTATCTATGTAACAGAGGGACCCATAGATAGTTTATTCCTACCTAATGCTATTGCTGTTGCAGGTAGTGATTTCAAAAAGATAGATGACAGCATAAAAGAGAATGCAATCCTCATTTATGACAACGAACCTAGAAACAAACAGATAATACAGAAGATCGAAGAAGTGATTGATCTTGGTTATTCTGTTTGTATTTGGCATGATAAGAGAATCGATGGTTGTAAAGATATCAACGATATGATTCAGAGTGGTCTAACCTCAGAAGAGGTTGTTGGGATTATTAACTCTTGTACTTATTCAGGTCTCTCCGCAAAACTTAAACTAAAGGAGTACAAGAAGATATGAATTCAGAATTACATGTAATCAAGTCAGATGGTTCTAAAGTTGACATTGAATTAGATAAGATACATAGAATGGTAGAAAAGGCCTGTAAAGATATAACAGGCGTCAGTGAGTCACTAGTAGAAATGAATAGTGGTTTACAATTCTATGATGGTATTACTACACAAGAGATACAGAAGATTCTAATCAAATCTGCAAGTGATCTTATATCACTAGAACACCCAAACTATCAGTTTGTGGCAGCTAGACTTTTATTATTTGCTATTCAAAAACAAGTGTTCAATACAAAGTGGAAAGATTCAGAAATCTATCCACCTCTCTATGAGATCATAGTTAGAAATATTGAATACGGTGTATATGACGATAATATTCTAAACTTATACACCAAAGAAGAAATCGATAAGATTGATTCTTTTATAAAACACGGTAGAGACTTTGACTTTACATATGCTGGTCTACAACAAGTAGTTGACAAGTATCTAGTACAAGATAGGTCAAATAGTATAGTATTTGAGACACCTCAATTCATGTACATGTTGATTGCTATGACTCTCTTTGCACAATACAAAGAAGATAGATTGGATTATGTGAAGAGATATTATGATGCAATCTCTACATTTAAAATTAGTATACCAACACCTATTATGTCAGGTGTTAGAACACCATTGAGACAGTTTGCATCTTGTGTTCTTGTAGACTCAGATGATACACTAGACTCAATCTTTAGTTCTGATATGGCAATAGGTCGTTATGTTGCTCAGAGAGCAGGAATTGGCATCAATGCAGGAAGAATACGAGGAATTGGAAGCAAAATTAGAGGTGGTGAAGTCCAACATACAGGTGTTATCCCTTTCCTTAAAAAATTTGAATCGACAGTTAGATGCTGTACGCAGAACGGTGTTCGAGGCGGAAGTGCTACTGTCCACTTCCCAATTTGGCACCAAGAAATTGAAGACATCATTGTCCTCAAAAACAACAAAGGGACAGAAGACAACAGAGTCAGAAAATTAGACTACTCTATACAATTATCAAAAATATTCTATGAAAGATTTCTTAAAAACGAAGATATTACATTATTTTCACCCCATGATGTGCCTGGCCTTTACGAGTTATTTGGAACCGAGGAGTTTGATGCACTCTATGAAAAGTACGAAAGAGCAACATCTATACCCAAGAAAAAAGTCAGTGCAAGAGAACTAATTACAGATTTACTCAAAGAGAGAGCAGAGACTGGACGAATCTATATTATGAATATAGATCACTGTAATAGTCATAGTAGTTTCCTAGACAAAGTGAACATGAGTAATCTTTGTCAGGAAATTACCTTGCCAACTGATCCAATCGATCACATTGATGGTGAAGGAGAGATCGCATTATGTATACTTTCTGCAATCAATGTGGGTATTGTGAAAGAAGATGAAATGGAAAATCTTTGTGATCTTGCAGTCAGAGGGTTAGAAGAACTGATTGATTATCAACAGTATCCTGTACCTGCCGCTGAGAGATCAACACTTGCAAGAAGATCATTAGGTATTGGTTACATTGGTCTTGCTCATTATCTAGCAAAACATAAATTAAAATATAGTGATCCTGAAGCATGGCAATTAGTGCATGAACTAACTGAAAACTTTCAATATCATCTTCTCAAAGCATCAAACGAGATTGCAAAAGAGAAAGGTGCTTGTGAATATTTTAGCAGAACAAAATATGCTGAAGGCATATTACCTATCGACACATACAAAAAAGAAGTTGATGAATTGGTTTCACCAAAATACACATACGATTGGGATCAACTTAGAAAAGATATCTACAAACATGGATTGAGACATAGTACATTGTCAGCACAAATGCCAAGTGAATCATCAAGTGTTGTATCGAATGCAACAAATGGTATTGAACCACCAAGAGATTATTTGTCAGTGAAGAAGAGTAAGAAAGGCACACTGAAACAAGTTGTACCACAATACAGTCATTTGAAAAATAACTACACTTTATTGTGGGATATGCCTTCTAATGAAGGATATATAAATATCGTAGCTGTAATGCAGAAGTTCTTTGACCAGGCGATCAGTGGTAACTGGTCATATAATCCTGAGAACTATGAGAACGGAGAGGTTCCTGTTTCTGTTATGGCCAGAGACCTACTCACTACATACAAGTATGGTTGGAAAACATCTTATTATCAGAACACAATGGATGGTAAGAAAGAAGATGTTATAGAAGACTTACCAAGTTCAGTAGACAATGTAATAATAAAATATGGAAAAGAAGAGGATGAATGTGAAGCATGTGCCATCTGATTTAGAGGTTGAATACACTACAGATGAAATAGAAGAATCTGGTTCAAGAGCAGGTGAAATAAGACAAAATTATTGGGTTGGTAAAACCAATAAGTTTACAAAGCAATTTATAGAAGATCGCTATGTTGTATTGAAGGATTTCATACCAAAAGAAATCATAGACATGACACTAGATTCATGGAAAGCAATTGAAAGTAATCAAAAATACCATGATATGTTCTTTCCAGAACCAGAAATAGAAATTACACACGACTCACCTGAAAACAGTCTTAGAAAATCAGAGGGCTGCTATTGTTTTCCACCTGCAATATCTTTACATCATTGGTTAAGAAATGCATTAAGAGAGGTCTTAGATATACATCTAGGTGAAACTTATTCTTATACAAGAAAATATGTAAGAGGGGCTTACTTAAAATCTCACACAGATAGACCATCTTGTGAAATAAGTGTTACATTGTGTTTAGACTATAAGACAGACGACAATACACCATGGAAGATATGGGTGCAAAATGATCAGAACTATATCGATAGAGATAAAGAAGGTATTTTTGAAGAGACACAAGGGTTACCAGTAAGAAAAAGAACAGGCAAAAGTGTATCATTAGAACCTGGTGATTTACTTCTATATCAAGGACCAAATATACCTCACTGGAGAGACTATCTAATTGGTGATTACAGTTATCACATGTTTTTACACTTTGTAAATTTAAAAGGTAAAATACCATTCACAGAATATGGTGATGTGCCTTTGAGACCTGACAATAATTATCAATATCTTGCAAACAAAAACGGAAGACATGTTTTATCATATGACGGTAGAGAAAATAGATGGGATTGTTCAGGCAATTCAAATACTGAAAAGAAAAAAGATATGGAAAAATGGATTAGAGAGATATACTCTCCAATGCCAAACAAAGCAGATTATGTAAATTGTTATAACGATATACATTTTAAAGAGAAGAAAAAGAAAAAGTAATGACAGTATTTAATAAGAAAAACATAGATTTCACCAAACAGAAGATATTCTTTGGTGAAGCACTGAACACACAAAGATTTGACGAATTCAAATATCCTATATTCGACAAACTCACCCAAACACAATTAGGGTTCTTCTGGCGTCCAGAAGAAGTCTCATTGCAAAAAGATCGTGCTGATTATCATCAACTTAATAATGCACAAAAACACATCTTTACTTCTAACTTACGATATCAAACATTGCTAGACTCAGTTCAAGGTAGAGCGCCATCCATAGCATTCTTACCTTTTGTGTCTTTACCTGAACTTGAGTCAGCAATTATCACATGGGACTTTATGGAGACTATTCATAGTCGCTCATACACACACATTATCAAAAATGTGTATGCAAACCCTAGTGATATATTTGATACTATACTAGATGAACCTGCAATCGTAAAGAGAGCAGAAATGGTTACCGAAAAATATGATGAGTTCATTGAACTTGGGAGACGAAGACTCTTAGGCCTCAAGGTAGACGATTATGACTTGTACAAAGCATTGTATTTGGCATTGATCTCAGTTAATATACTTGAGGGCATAAGATTCTTCGTCTCATTTGCTTGTAGTTTTGGTTTTGGTGAACTAAAACTCATGGAAGGCAGTGCAAAGATTATTTCTTTCATTGCACGAGACGAATCACAACATCTTGCTATATCACAACACATACTCAAGTGTTATAAAAACCATGAGAATGATAAGATAATGAACAAAGTAATGAAAGATTGTGAGAAAGAGGTTTACGAGTTATATGAGAACGCTGTTCAACAAGAAAAAGAATGGGCAGAGTTCTTGTTTAAAAATGGTTCAATGATTGGTCTATCAGTGCCATTATTGAATAACTATATAGAGTATATTGCTAATAAAAGATTACGAGCAATAGGTCTTGATGCAATATATGATATATCATCAACAAATAATCCACTACCATGGACACAACATTGGTTCAATAGTAAAGGTTTACAGAATGCACCACAGGAGACAGAGATTGAATCGTATGTGATTGGTGGTATAAAACAAGATGTGACAGATGATACCTTCAAAGACTTCAAACTCTAGATCAATAAGAGAACACGCTAAATTACTAAAAATGAGTAGTAGGATTGGTCCTACTAATAATGTTCTCTATTTTGGTGATACTGTAGATGTTAGAATATGCCCAAAGAATGGTCTATCTACATTTACAAGATTGTATCAAATATTACATGACGATAGTGATATAGATCAGGCAGAGAAAAGATATATTGATATAGAACAAAATGCAAGTCGTATCAATCCACCTTTCAGAGAAGATACAATTAAGATTGCAATTAGAAGAGATCCAGTAGAAAGGTATAAGTCTGCAATTAGATATATACATAGAAACAGAGATAAACGATTTCATATTGATGAATTAGAAATATTAGATCCACATTTCTTTTCACAATCGTATTACATGGGTCATTTAGATGACTACGATTTTGTTTTTCCATTATCAGAAATGAAGAATGCATTGTCTTTGATCTTTGATAATGTAGAACAGAATGTAATGAGTAGAGACGATATGTGTTTGATGTGGGAGAATAGGTCAGAGAATGACATAGAATTCACAAGTGAAGAACTAACCACTGTGCAAGAGAAGTACAGTATTGATTATATAAGAGGATGGTATTAATGATAGAAATATTTGGTAAAACTATGTGCCCTTTTTGTGATAAGGCAAAAGCATTATGTGAAAAAGAGGGGTACGAATACACATACAAACAGTTAGATGTAGATTTTACTAGAGAAGAACTGTTTGAACAGTTTCCAAGCGCTAAAACATTCCCTCAAATCCGTATAGATGGTGAGGCGATTGGTGGTTATGACGACCTGTGGCAATGGGATTTAAATCAGAAAGTAAAATGAGAGAGTACAAACTTTATCTAGAACGAACAAAAGAGAATGATGTTGAGGCATTACGCTGGAGGCATTTACTTGATCAAGTAGATAGGGAAAATCAAACTGTACGAACATACATTATTGGGGTAGATATACCACGAAAAGAGTTTAGTCACAAATGTCCTTATGTAACACTAGATGGTGCGCCCATAGGGTTTACTGAGGCATTTGAAAAGATTATGGTAATGACAGGTAAAGCAACAGATGCTGGATTTTTTGACGGAGAAATATGATTAAATATAGATATTGGTGTGAAGAATGCCTAAACGAATACGAAATTGAACCTATAAATGAACCAACAGAAGAGATAAAACCTAAAGTTTGTTCTATGTGTGCAACCAAGATTGACGATTGGTTTTATGATGATGATGATGACGAAGACGAGTAAGTCATTGATTTTGTTATGATTTTAGTTGTAGGAAGTTATTGACTATAGACCAGTTTTTTTGTTATGGTTATATTATGAAAAATGCAAAATACAATCAAAATATACTAGTAGATTTCAAAGGTCGTATTGCACAAAAGAAAAGAATAGAACAATACATCAAAAACACTCTCAGATACTTCATTCCAAGACTCAGGAGAGTGGTTTCCGTCAATATTATCGTTAGCAATACACTAGAAGATGATTGTTATGGTTGGTGTCTAGGAGGTCGTAAGGAGATCGAAATAGAACTTGCCAGATCGTCTGGAAAAGAATCCTTTGACTTGGATTACATGATGTTAAATCTAGCACATGAACTAGTACATGCGAAACAATTTCTCTCAGGACAACTCTCTCCGTATCATTTCCGATGGAAAACTAAAGACTATAAAGGAATTGCATATTCCAACACACCTTGGGAACGAGAGGCCTACAAGAAAGAAGACTGGATTTACGAGACTTTTTGGTTAGGAAAGGGTTGACAATAGACCACATTTTTTGATACCATTATATTATGAAAAAAGATGAGATAAAAAGAATTTTCCTTGACATGGACGGCGTACTTGCCGATTTCATAGTTGGTACAAGTAAACTATTAGGGCAACCTATTACTCCAGATGATGCAGGTCATAAAGTGTATGATGCGAGAAAAGAGGAGTTAACAAACAAGAGATTATTTGGTAACCTACCACCTATGCCAGATATGTACGATCTAGTTGCATATGTCAAACACACTGGTTTACCTACTGAGATTTTGACTGCTGCTGGCACTGTCAACAGAGAGTTAGTAGTACACGACAAAGTAGAGTGGATTAAAAAACATGTCGATCCAAGTTATGTTGTCACTTGTACTTACAAAGGTAGTCAAAAGGCTGCATTCGCACAAAAAGGTTTTGTGTTGATTGACGATAGACAAAAGAACATTGATCTTTGGATCAAGGCAGGTGGTATCGGCATACTACATACAAGTGCCGCTGATACTATTGCAAAACTAAAACTTTTAAGAAATGGTGAGAGTGGTGAGTAAGACCTTAATTGGAAATTCGAGCTCAAGAAACGGCAGAAAGACGCCCGCCGTATCACCATTGTCGATCTTTAGCATTTGCGCTGGGTTATACGACTTAAAATAACATAACCAAAATTGCGAGTCGATTTTTCGGTGAGGGAGTTTTACGACTTTAAATAAACTCCCCTTTTTTGTATATAAATAAAGTTATGAAGAAAATTATAGAATGGTTAAAATCCTTGTTTCGCAAGGAGTTTTTGATTACAGTCTACCGATCAGGTGATAGTTCACATGTATATAAGTCAGAGTATAATGCACTTAAATTATTTGTGACAAAACCAAATCATTTAAAATTCCGTGATTCAGACGGAAAGATGATTGAACTTAGATCAGCTGTTGGTTTAGACTATAAAATAGAGGAGTTATAATGCAACAGTTTTTTATCGGTATTATACTTGCATTAGGACTTTCAACTTGGTATTTGTGGAACGAGAGAGGAACTCTTATCGAAAACAATGCAAAGTTGGAGACCGCCGTTGAAACACAACAACGAACTATGGATTCAATGAGAGAAAGTTTTGAAAGACAAGGACAATCACTCAATAATCTAATGGCTCGTAATGCACAGATCGAACAAGATATGAACCGATATCTTGACATCTTTCGTAGACATAATTTGAATCAACTTGCAGAGGCAAGGCCTGGGTTAGTTGAGACTACCCTAAATAATGGAACCAAAGAGGTTTTTGAGGATATAGAAAATGACAGTAGAGAAATTAGTAATCTTGGCTCTAACAACAACCCTAATTAGTGGTTGTAATCTTTTACCAACAAGAACAATTGAAGTAAAATCTGAACCAGTCAGACTGGATATTATACAACCTCAATTACCTAGAGAGATCAATCTCACTGAACCACAATGGTATGTGGTATCAGAAGCACGAATCATCAATCGTTGTAATCAAATTACAAATGAAGATGGAACTACATCAAGACCAAGAGAGTGTGCCCAAGAGGATAGAGAATATCCTGAATGGCCAGAGGGTTACACATACCTAGATCGTTTCCTTGATGAAATGAAAAAACAAAATGGTGGGTCAGTTGTATTCGTTGCAACAACCATAGGTGATTATCAAGTGATGTCAACCAACATGCAAGAACTCAGACGATACATTAGAGAACTTGGTGAGGTGATTGTATATTATCGTAATGTAACATTACCCAACGGAGAACAAGGAGTGGGTATTGGTGTGAGAACAAATGAGAACACCGACTAATTTTAAACCAGCAAGAGTAGATTTATTACCTGTCTTCTCAACACCTATGTTGAGAGGCATGCTTGATCTGAATCTGAATCCAATATTGCAGGATTGCAGAGACTTGGTAAAATCAATCGGTTCGGAATTTTCAGAAGACAATAGTAGAAATTACACCACTTATTTTGACAATAATGTTCGTATGCAAATGTACGATATGCCATGGTTTAAAGAATTCGCAGACATAATTAAAGATACATATGCAGAGTTTTGTTTCAATGTACTTGGCAATGATATGTCATATATCACTAGAAGAGACATTCACTTATATGCATGGGTGAGTGTATATCACGGTCAACATCAACACGAAATACACAATCATGTCAATTCTCATGTATCAGGTACATGGTATTTAAAAACAGCAGAAAATACATCGCCTATCAAGTTTCTAAATCCAAATCTTGCAGAGTTTTCACACAAAACATATCCACAACCTCATTCAAACGAGAACACACCAAATGTAGTGTTTACAGGTACACCATATTCTCATAGTCATTTAGAAATATATCCTGTAGACAATGAGTTTCTCTTGTGGCCAAGTTATCTCATGCATTCAGTACCACCAAAATATACAAAACAAGATGAATATGAGAGAATATCTCTTTCATTTAATTTAAAACACAAAGATATGATTGATCACAATTGGTCAGAAAACAATCTACACTACGGATTTTTAAAAAATGAATAAAAATAAAGTATTTGATTTTGACGAACTATTTAAATTCAGCGGTAATTTTGAAACACAATACGATGGTCTTGTACTTACTATTGATAACTTCTATGAAAATCCAGATGAAATATATCGTTTTATAACAAAACGAGATTTTCCTCTATGGAAATACAATTCAGAACGAAATAGTAAAAATGGCATAGACTATAACGATTGTAGAATTACAGACAGTATCGCACACCCTACACGAAAATATTATGCAGACATGGATCGTGTATTACATGAATGTAGAAAGTACTGGCATAAAGGTGATTATAATTGGAATAATGTATACGAGTTTAACATATTTCAAACTAAAACTGTCTTTGACAACAAACTACAACATTATCCACATATAGACTCTACATTTAACACACCAGATAGATTATCAGTGTTGAACATGTTAGTTTACTTAGATAAAGAGGAGAATGGTGGTACTGCAGTTTATGAGGGTGAATGGATTACAAATGACGAAAGATTCAATCTTCTATATTCTGTAGAAAACCTATTTAAAATAGAACGAGTCATACCTGCTAAATTTAATCGTTGTGTTATATTTCCAGGCAATAGATTACATGGTGCATATATTGATGATTACACAAAATACTCAGAAGATGGTTGGAGAATTAGTCAAGTGAGGTTTTTACATCCATGTTAAATCATATACAAGTTATATCAAAAGGGCTCGATAGAGATACTTGTCATTTAATTATGAGAAAATTCTTTAATGCAAAAATGACTGAGGTTACATTACAGCATTATGTTGCAACACCAGTAAATAAAGAAGAGGAAGATAGAATAAAATATTTTGATGCATATGGCAGACTATGTTATTCGATTGGTCCGACTAATAAAGACTTCGAAAGTATTATAAAATTTGTAGATTATGTTTTACCCAAGTCAGAAGACTTTGCAAGAATCTCTTATATGCAGATCATACAATATCCTGTAGATACATTTATAGGGTTTCATAAAGATATTGCAGAAGATGATTCAGGTACAGCAATCTTCTTTTTAAATGATGATTTTGAAGGTGGTAAACTTATTGTAGATAACATCATAGTTACACCATCACAAGGTACAATGGTTGCATTTAATAATTCTACACAAAGATGGCATGGCACTGAACCTGTCTATAAGGGCGATAGATTTGTACTTGCACTTTGGTTTGATCGTGGAAATCCAGAGGATTTCGCTGAATTTAATACAAAAGAAGAAAAAAAGCTCGAACCAATAGAAATTCCACAAACATATAAAATAAATGAGTGATTCATTTTATTACAAATGTGAAGTTTGTAGAGAAATGTTTCCAGTCGTAAAGTTAAAATATCATACATCTGAGACTGAACCAACAGTTGCTGTTTTTTGTGGTGCAGAGTGTAGTCTTAAGTATCATATAAATAAGCAACAAAAGGAGAAAGATTATGAGTCCAGTGAAATTCGGTAAATCGCATGTCAACATCAATCGTGAAACTAAAAAGAAAACGATTTCCCATGATTACATGAAAACCAAGACTAACAAAGAACTGATTGAAGCATTTAATAGTGCAAACACTTTACCTAAAAAGAAACAAAAGATCAAAAATGAATTGGTGAGAAGAGGTGGTGTTATATTTGTATCAGAAGAAACAGAAAAGGCACAATCATTATCAGATGCTCTAAATTAGTAATTATCAAGCGGATATAGTATAACGGTTATTATGAGACCTTGCCAAGGTTTAGATGGCAGTTCGATTCTGCCTATCCGCTCCATTTTCGGTGGGTTGGCTGAGTGGTTGAAGGCGGCAGTCTTGAAAACTGTTGAACATGCAAGTGTTCCTAGAGTTCGAATCTCTAACCCACCGCCATTTATAAATAATAATATGACATTTAATC